ACTCCGGATCTGTTCTCGGACTTTCTTGATGATCTGACTCCACATCCTATCTCAAAAGATCTTGGTCGTGTAAAGAACGAGCAGTCAATCAAACAGGCACTAAAGAACATAATTCTAACCAATCTAGGCGAAAGACCATTCCAGCCTAATATCGGTTCGGATGTTTATGCTTCTTTATTCGAGCCTAACGATGTCATCATGGAAGAAAACCTTAGATTCGCCATAGGAAACGCAATTCGTTTCCATGAGCCAAGAGTAAATCTGATTGAAGTTCGTGTCACTTCTTTTGCAGAAGAGGATCGTGTTGCTATCAATATCATTTTTTCAATAATAAATAGTATACAAGTACAAAGTGTAAACCTGTTCCTAAGAAGAGTACGATAATGGCAAATAACTCAATCAGTCTGGTAAATTTAGACTTCGATAGTTTAAAAGCAAGTTTGAAAACGTATCTGAAATCTCAGGCGCAGTTCACCGACTATGACTTCGATGGTTCGAATATGTCTGTGTTGCTTGACATCCTTTCATACAATACACATCTGAATGCGTTCTACATGAATATGGCTGTGTCGGAAATGTTTCTCGACTCGGCTCAGCTTCGTAATAGTGTTATCTCTAGAGCTAAAGAATTAAATTACATTCCAAGATCAGCCAAATCATCTGAAGCGCAGATCAATGTAAAGTTCCCACAGACTGGTCTTGCAACTCTTACAATTCCAACTGGAACTAAATTTACTGGCAAATCAGGGAATGGCACGTTCACCTATACAACAGATCAGTCTCATGTAATTTACCCTACCGGTGGATATTTCACTGCAAATTTAAACATCTACGAAGGTGTATACATCTCTGATGCATTTGTAGTTGACAGCACCTTAGAAGCTCAACGTTTCATAATGAGTAACGATAACATGGACACAGATTCTATAGTCGTTTTTGTTTCAGAAAACAATGGGCAGACGAACACTTACTTCAACGCAGCCGAAAACCTTTATGGTCTTAATGCTAACTCTGCAATTTATTTCCTGCAGGCTACAGAAGACACGCGCTATGAGGTTGTTTTTGGAGATGGGAAATTCGGTCGCAAACCTTTAAACAATTCTCTGGTGTATACAACATATAGAACCTGCACAGGTTCTTTTGCTGATGGTTCTACGAATTTCACTCTAGATGACAATTTAGGAGCAATAAATGGTTTAGGTAGTTTTCTTAGCCCAACCATTACTGTATTATCATCTAGCTCTGGTGGAGCGAATGCCGAGACGTTAGACTCTATTAGATACAATGCACCAAGACATTATCAGACTCAGGGCAGAGCTATAACAGCGAATGATTTCAAAAACATGGTCCTGAAAAATTTTGTCAATGTGAAAACATTGAATGTGTTTGGTGGAGAGATTTCAGCTAATTCAGTTGATTATGGTAAAGTATTCATAGCTCCAGCAACTTATTCCGGAGCTCCTCTTTCCGATCTAGATAAACAAACCATCGAGACATATCTATTAGACAAATGTACCTTAGGAATCAAACCTAAAATAATCGACCCAGATTATCTGTATCTGATGGTTTACACTACGGTAAGATACACCAGCGCATCGACAACTAACACCGCAAGTGATATCGAAACCAATGTAAATCAAGCGATTAAAAATTACAACGCATCGTACCTAATTGAATTTAACACTTCATTTAAACTCTCGAGGTTAGAAACTGCGATCAATGATTCTGATCCGAGCATTACAAGTAATGAAACTTATATCGTGTTAAGAAAAGATGCTAATCCTGTTCTTAACACAGAAGTTGATATCGAGATCGATTATCAAAATGAAATTTCAGCTGGAACTTTTTCGTCAACTTTGTTTGAGAGTAATGGCAGAAGGTATCAGTATACAGATTATAACCCATCAAATAAAACTTTAACTGTTTCACAGCTTCCCAATGGTAAAGTTGAAGTGAACAACTTATCGAAAGTTGTTTATCTAAAAGATGTAACTAACCCTGGATACGAAACTTATAAGAATGGTGGGGAAATAAATTACACGAGTGGAAAAGTTACGCTTAACAGAATTAACATCAGCAAATTTATAAATTCTTCTTCAGTTCAATTTTTTGCTACACCAAACAATCTAGACATCAATGCTAAAAACAAAGATCTGATACAAATTGATTTAGAGAACATTTCAATTAAGGTGTTGGCAGTCTAATGGCTATTGATAAATTCGTATCTCCATTCATACCACAGCAGTTTCCTGCTTTCTACAAGGAAGAGGGACCGAATTTCATTGCTTTCGTAAAGGCATACTACGAATGGCTTGAATCACCAGGAAATCCTTTATATCATGCAAGATCGTTATTCGACTATTCGGACATCGATTTAACCGAAGCAGAGTTCGTTAAGTATTTCAAAAACACTTACATGAATTCGCTCCCGGAGTCTGTCTTGGCTGATAAGAGACTACTGGTAAAACACATACTCGATCTTTACAGATCAAAAGGCACTCCGCGCGCGTACGAACTGCTGTTTAGAATTATCTTTAACGAGGCGATCGAGATCTACATCCCCGGTGATTTTATTTTAAAACCTTCGGATGGGGAGTGGGTTGTTCCTAGATATATTGAAATTTCTGACAGCGATTATCTGGAAAACCTTATCGGCAAACAAATTTACAATAGTAGCGATAGCGCAACGGCTGTTGTTGAGTCAGTAAACCAGAAAATTGTCAATGATCGTTTTATGCACGTTCTGTATCTTTCTTCCGTAAAAGGTAGATTCAAATACGGCGAAAGAATTCTTTCGGAATCAGTTCCCGAAATAACTCTAGCCAATGCTCCTGTTGTTCTTGGGTCTCTGACAGCTGTTTCCATTGATAATGGTGGATTGGGATTTAAAAGGGGTGACATATTAGACATATCAGGAACAGGTGTAAACGGTAAAGCAAGAGTCGCAGCAGTCAGAGACGAGAATGGTAAAGTTCAATTTGATTTAATTAATGGCGGTAGCGGATACAGCCTAAACGCAGTAGTCACAGTTGCAACCTCTCTTGATCTTTTCATCTCAAACACTGTTGGTAATTTTTCTGTAAACGATATATTAACCAGTTCAAACACTTCGGCTAATGCGGTTATTAGATTCTCGAATAGCTCATATGTGCAAACGACTGACTTTAGTTCTAATCTTAGCTTCTACGTGGGTGATAATGTTACAAACGGAAATGGCGCTTCTGCGACAATTTTGAGTGTTGCAGGTGGCGGTGGAGCTGGAGCTACCTTTAAAGTTGGTGGTCTGGTCAATCGCGAAATCATATACCTCAATACAGATTATGTCTACAGTTATTTAAGCGCGAATCTAACTTCTAACTGGTACTTCCCAAAAAATCCTGTAGCGAATCTGGCTTCTAAAATTTACGACACTCTTTCGTTTGTGAGTATAGAAGCAGGAACAATTTCTTTCCTATCACAAATTAATCCTGGTGTTGGTTATTCTGCAAATCCTTATATTGACATAATAGAGCCTAATGTCGCAGCTCAAAGAATTTCCGATGGTTTCGGTGGAATTAAAGGTCATAATGCTATAGTTGATTCAGTAGTTACATCTGCTCAAGGTGTGGCGCTAGCTGTCGAAGTTACTGACTCTGGGTTTGGCTTTTCTCCAGGAGGAGCAGTTTTCTTAACAACTCCTTATAACCAAGGTGTAGTCGTCACTGGTTCTGCTGTTGTTGAAGTTGACGGAAAAGGAACTGGATACTCGAGAAATAATAATGGGTATCTCAGCGACATTATGAAGATACAAGACAGCTACTACTATCAGAAATTCTCTTATGAAATTCTTGTCAATAAGATGTTTGATCTATATAAAGGATTGGTTCAAGATCTAATTCATCCATCAGGTCTGGCTCTTTTCGGAAGATTCAGACTTAACAGCGAGCTGATGTCAGATCAATCAGAACCAGAACTTTTCTCTTTAACTCAATCTTAATCATATAAATAGTAAAAAGGCAGCTGGGTGAACTGATGGCAATACTTACGATTAATCATTACATAAATCAAGCAAACAGTTTTATTTCCGATATCGAAAATAACAAAAATGATTACTATTTGTTTGCAGCGAGATCACAACCTTGGGGCACCAATGGTGATTATGTGGCGATTGCATCGAACAATTCTGTATCTCAGGTTGAACAAAGTTTGTATGGTGAAATTTTGTATGGTAAGCTTATAAAAGATGAAAACATAAACAGCCTGATACCTCGACACAACTGGACGATAAACACTGTTTACGATGCTTACGACCAAAATGATGCCGATCTTTACAGCAAAATCTTTTACGTAGTCACCGACAAATACGAAGTATACAAGTGTATCGACAACAATAACGGAGCTCAGTCCTACGTTAAGCCAACTTTGACTTCAACTTCAGGAACGTTTAAGACTGGAGATGGATACGTATGGAGATACATGTATACTATCGACTCTTATTCGAACACCAAATTCACTACAACCAATTATGTTCCTGTTAGTACGAACGCTGCAGTTAGAGGGAACACAAGCCCAGGTTCCATCGATGTGATGAGAATCACGGATGGTGGTAATAGCTACTTTGTTTATGAGACGGGTTTCATAAACAGTATGGTTAACAGATACATCGTTCAGCTCCCACAGACAGCTTCTAACACAGACAATTATTACGTAAACTCTTCTATATATTTGAAATCAGGATTCGGTGCAGGACAGATTCGTGAAATCCAATCATCGAATGGCATCTCGAAACAAATTATTGTTGACTCACCATTCGAAACTTTCATAAAATTAGATCTTGCAAATATTGTAGGTACAGTCGCGACCGGCTATTACGTCGATCAACCTTACGACATTGTAGATTACTTTTACACTCAAGGTTATTTCAATACTGGCGGAACAGTAACACAGTCTGACACCGGAACTTCCGGTAAAGTTCTGGCTGCTAACACTTCGGTTTTGCAGGTAACGAGATATGTGTATGATAAGCTTTTTCAGACCGGTCTGCCTATTATCGACACAACATATTCTGGAGTTGTAAAAACAGGAACTGTATCGGTTGCTAATCTCGGAGCTTGTAATATTGCTTTCGTTACTTCGAATGGTTCAGGTTATACATCCAACGCCACAGTAACAATCACAGCTAATGGTACTGGATCTGGAGCAGCTGCTAATGCTCAGGCTAATAGCACTGGTAAGATTTCCGCTATTAATATTACGGCAGTAGGTAATTCTTATTTCAAAGCCCCAACTCTTACAATATCGGCTCCAGTAGCACAGACATTCAACTCTAATACTGCGGTAGCTAATGGCACAGGCAGTGGTTCAAATAACGTTATCAATCTTACTCGTTTGAACAATATTTCTTTGTCAGGAGGAACCGCTCTTGGGTATAACAATAACGATATCATAACGGTTAAATCAGCAACAACTAACGCCACTGTCACTTTTACGACAAACTCAACAGGTGGTAGTCTCACGTTTACAATCGCGAATACTGGAGCAGGTTTTGCTTTATCTGGAACTATTCCAGTATCAAATATAGCTATCACTAACTCAACTGGTGGAACAGCTGCTGGTAATACGACCGTAACTTATTTGGTCGCAAACGTAACTTCTGCCACAGCTTTTTATACAGCCAACGATCTGATAACTTATACAGTAGCAACTGGTAATACTGCTATTGGTGGGCTTACTTCGGGTTCGACTTACTACGTCGAATTCGCTAACGCAACTGTAATTGCTCTGAAAGCTTCTCCAACTGGTTCACGTATTGCTCTAACAAAAGGTGCGAACCAAACAGGTCACAGCCTTCAAGGACAAACAGCTTCGGCTGTTATGTACTGTGATAATCAGATCATCTTTGGTTCCGGAACACAACTTAACGACTCAGCCAATGGTTATTCTAATAATGAATACATTCGTATCGGCGCAAACACTACTAGTAATATCCGTAGAGTTGTTAACACTGTAAACACGACTGCTCTTATCGTCAGTCAGCCTTTTAACAATTCTTTCTCAGCTTCTGCTAATTCACATTACAAAATGACTGTCGTCGCAGAGCCTGTTTCTATCGTGATTTCTGGAGCAAATGGATATGTTTCAAACACAAATTTGAATTCCATTCAAGTTGCTATCTCTAATTCTTACATATCAGGTTTGTATTTCTCTGTTGGAGAGAAAGTTGATATGACTGATATTAGCTTAGTCAATCAGGGTGCAAATGCTATCATTGCATACGCAAACGCAACGACTGTTATTTTATCGGGTGTGAATGGAACTTGGCTAGCCAATAGCGGTGGAACACAATTTTATGTGAGTGGTGAATCTTCACTACAACGCGCCAAAATCTCAACAATTCAGAGCAGCCCTAATATTACACTGAACAACCCAAATGGAACATTCAAATTGGGTTACCCAGTAAATTTCAAAACTGCAGCTAATTCAGTTTTGTCTAGCGGTAATGCAACCCTTGTAGCTAAGGTGTCTTTACCAAACGATCAGACTGAGTATCAAATCGGTCCAACCGTAAGGGTTACAGGAGATGGTTCCAATGCAGTTGCAATTGCTGTTGTTAATACAGCTGCTAATTCAAATTACGACATTATTGGTATTAATATTGTAAACCCAGGGACCGGTTACACTCAAGCGAACATCTCAATCTACGCTAATACGAACTATGGTGTTGGCGCCAAAGCGAGAGCGATTATTTCCCCTGTATTTGGTCACGGTTACGACTCCGTCGCTGAGCTTGGTGGTAGATACGTTGGGGTTGACATTACGTTCGACACTCTGTCAAATGAAAATCAAGGATTATTAGGATATGGTTCTTATCGAAAAGCTGGTATTCTTCAGAATCCCCAATTTTTAGATATCAGAGTTGGTCTGTCTAATTTTGATCGAGTTAATCTGACAGTTAACTCTTCTGGCAATTCAGTTAACTGGACTCCAGGTGAAGTTGTGTTGCAATCTACAACCAACGCTGCTGGTGTTGTTGTCTACGGAAATTCAACTTTCCTACAGCTGAGAGACGCAAAAGGAACGTTCAATATTTCCAATACAGTCTATGCTTACTATTCGGGATCCTCAGCAAATGTAATCTCTTCTAATACGATATATTTCCCGGTTGGAAATTCTGCGGAAATAGCGACTCAGGCGAACTCTGGTGCGACAGGTATAGTTATTTCACAAGTTAGTAACACTGTTTACTTTATGAGTAATGTTGTTGGACAATTTGCGGCTGGTGACATTATGTACGATAGTGTTGTAAATGCTTATGCTACTGTTTCGAATATCTACACAGCTAACGGTACAAAAGACGTTACTTATTCATTCGGAGATCGTTTCAATCAAACTGCAAGAATAACTCTTACTTCAAACACAGGAGCGTTTTCTAACGGAGAATACGTCCAGCAAGAAGTATCAATGGCTAAAGGTAGAGTTCTTTCTTCGACGAATGATAAAGATTTGGTGTTCGCTAATCTAGTCGGATCATTTGTCCCTGGTCAAACCATAACTGATGCAAACACAAACGCCAACGGAATTTGTATTTTTGCTAACTCGACTTATTTGAAATTGACGTGCGTCAGCCAGAATTTAGCGTTCGGTGATTCCCGCACAGGTGATGCACACTTTATAAATAATGGATCAGGAGCAAACGCTGTTATTCAATATGTTTTCCCTGTTCTTGTTTTAGATGATGTTTCAGATGTAAATAATTTCCAGGCTGGATCGAATAACATCAATGGGCTAGTATCAGGCGCTACTGGTATTTGCAACAATCATTTACTAGTAA